GCTGTGTTATCTGTGCCAGCACCTGCACCGCCGCCACCTGTACCTGCTCCAGCTGCGCCACCTGCTCCAGCACCTGCCGCACCAGCACCTGCGCCACCACCGCCACCGCCACCACCGCCGATAATGTTAGTAATCGCTGAGGTGTCTGTAGGCTTAAAGTTAGCGAGGAAATCTACAACGATTTTCTTTTGTGCAATCGCTGTGAGTTGAGCCATGACACCGGTGAGAGTAGTTGTCCAATGCGCAAATGGATCATTGGCCTTAGGGAACTCAGTTAGTTGCTTGGCAATCTTGGCGTTTTCTTCTTGGACTTCTTTTAGTTTCTTGGTTAAGTCCTCAGCCGCCGTAGCATTCTCATTGGCGATAGCCTTCATAAGTTGTAGGCGTAGGCGTTCTTCTTCTGTTATCTTGCCCTTCAACGCCGCTTCAATCTGTATCTTTTCTAAGTCAAATACTGAGCGCGCACGATTAAGTGCTAATTGATTTTTCTTATCCTTCTCAGCTAACTTAGCGGCTGCTTCTCGAGACTTGCGAATCTTCTCAGTCTGCGCTCTTTCGGCTGTTAGGCCTTTAGCACGTTCACGCGCTGCCGTTCTAATCTTGGCAGGGTCTTCTCTAAACATGCCGTCCATGTCACGGCGAAACTCGGCGAGTTGGTCTTTCGTAGCGAATAAACCTTGCTTCCAAAACTTATTGAAGTAAGCGACACCTGTGGCTGCAAAACGGAAAGCATCACCGACACCTTCACCAGCCTTAGCGATTAAGTCTAAGCCTTTATCAAAGTTACCGCCGCCTAATGCCTCAAGCGCATCGACAACACCTTCACCGATAGCCTCAGCCGCATCGCTCATAGCGATATTGAGGCGAGTAATCTTGGCTTGGTAAGTATCAGCCGATGCAGCTGCTTGACCTGTGAACTGATCTTGTAGGACTTGGACGGACTGACTAAAGCCCATCGCTTTTAATTCGGCAGTTGTGTAAGCCTGTTGAATCTTGCCTAGTGATGCGAAGTTGCCGTTGTATGCACGTGTGAGTGCTGTGGTAACGCTGCTAAGTTGTACGCCTGTGCCTGCTGAAATATCGAGTGCTACGTTGAGAAGTTTCTGTGCTTCTTCAACATCAAGCGTAGCATTGGCTAGATTACGATAGGCAGGAAACAAATCCTCTTTAACTACCGCTGTAGTTTTCTCTAGGTTCTCAAGATAGGAAACTAGACCGGGAGCCTCAAATCTAAATCCAAGATTATCGAGCGACTTGGTAAGGTTATTGATTGCCGCTTCATTCTCAGCGAAAGCCTTAACGGAACGCTTAAGGGCTGTAACGCCAGCAATAGCGGTGAAGGTACGTAGCGCGGAACGGCGTAATCTGTCAAAGTTATTGCTGAGGTTAATAGTGGCTTTGTCAGCATCAACAAATGCTTTCTTCTTGAACTCACCGATAATATTGATTTTAATATCGCTCATGCTGCCACCTTTGTACGATCTGACGCTGCTCTGGCGTTAAATTGCGCTGTAGCCTTATCAATGGCTTTCATGATTGAGTTAAGGGCTTTACCCTGATTATCTGCATACGCAGCGAATAGCAAGCGACCTTTACTTTTTTGATCGCCATTCTTGTAGCTGCGTAGGGCTCCCACCTGATTACTCAGAGTAGTGTTAAACGTTGCCCCTGCATTAGGGTTATTTGATTGGCTGCGATTGCTACCGCTAGGGTTAGCGCGTCCTGCAGTTTCAACGATTGCGCCAATGGCAGACTTATTAAAAAGGGTAAATAGTGAAACAAAACCAGTCCGATTTGCACGTTGCTTCCCTAGAGAATACGTCATCCCACGTCTTATTAGAGTTGGGTTATATGCCGGAAAGGCTCTCTCGCGGCCTGTGCGAGATTTACGTTCCATTCCATTGTCTTGCCAGTTGTAAAGTCTCGTGCTATCGGGCACTCTCGAACGAGCATCCTTGATAACTTCTTTCATAGCAGTACGGATTTCAGTATCCATTTGCTTTTGTAAATCAGGCGCGTAGTTACGCAGGGCTTTTCTAAGGCCTACGATTCCCTCTACTACGACTGGCATTTTTCCTGTCTTCCGCCTGTTTCTTTAGTACCTCATGGAAGGCTTTGAGCAAATCCTTATCCATATTGATAAACTCGCTAGGCGCGATTCCTGTATGTACCGAGAGTTGTGCTATTCGATACGTCCAAGAATCACGCGTTAGCCATTTGGGGAGTCATCCCCTAAAACCTCAACAGCCTTCAAGGTCTCAAGGAACTTGTCCCCAAACGGATAAACCTGTGGAGCATCTGCTCTACGCAGACATTCCCAAGCAAGCCAATAAATGTCGCTCTGCTTTTGATCCTCACGAAAGGCTTTATAAAAACCTTTCTTGGCATACTGCTCGAACGCATACTCAATAGCTGGAGTAATCTCATGGACTGACTCTGTGCCATCTGCCCTAGTAACTTTTAGACTTGCCATTTTTGCCCCTTTGTTAAATTAGAACGTGCCTGTTGAGGCTACGGTTACTGCTGAGTTAATTGTGAATGTAATATCCATTGTAGCCATATCACCAGTAGCACCGTTAATCGGTGTTAGGTTGTTTACAAGAATATCAAATGTGTAGAGTTGGTTGGTAGCAGATACCGCTGCAACCTTATCCTGAAGCATTTTAGCAGCTACGGTTGTACCGAAAGCAGATTGCAAAGTTGCTAGGACATTGGATGCTGCTGTGTCATTCAAGAATGAAACAGTCAAAGTAGCGGACTCAAGACCCTTTACAAACTTGTGTGCTGTGTCACCCATAGCAGTTACTTCGAGCTCATCGAATGCCTGATTTAGGGTAACGCTTGTTACGTGGTCGCTAAGATCGATTGCGTTGATCTTGAGACCGACCTTGTTATTTAAGAAAATAGCCATTTACTATTCCTCATCTTTCTTAGCGGTTGGTTTTGGTTCTGTGGGCTTTACCTGACCGATTTTAGCTAGGAAAGCCTCACGCTCTTTTTCTACATCAGCCATGTTTAGCTCCAATCTGAGAGAACGCTGATACTTACTTCACCAGATAGTAGATCGCCTGCTATACCGGTCAAGACTGCTGGTGCACTAAATGTGCCAATCGAATAAGCGATGCTTGATGCCTCTAGCTTATTCACGATATTCAAATAATAATCCTCAATGTTAATTAAATTACCCTGATTGTCAAACATAGGCGCAAGCACTATAAGCTTAAAATTGACTTTAGGTTTAACCGTTTTGTAATGGTCGTTGCTTGGCTCTATGTAAGGATCACCGGGCTGTACCACAATGCTATTAGCAAGCGGTGTGGCAGGCGGAAAGGAAAAGACCTGCCACACAGCATTATCAGCTAGTGCAGTCGCGATTGTCCCACGTAGGGTAGAGATTGCTGACATTACCCGACCTGACCGCCCGGTGCTAGGTGATCCGCAAGTAAACCTCGAACACGCGCCATAAGGGTATTACCCATGCGATAAGGTGAAGGTTGAAAATCAGGTGAAATGCCGCCAGCGTTAGAGGCTTGGCGAGCCTGCCAAATATCTACAGCAATCATGAGGCTCGCTTGATTGACCTCTGGAAGCGTTGCGTAATCAATAGCCTGTGTGCCATAAACACGACCCCACGGGGCGATTGTGTGATACTCAAGTGTTGTAATTTGATTGTTTACAAACTCAAGCCATCCGCCATTCTTTTTTGTAATGACGCTTGAGCCGTTAAAGTGCTGACGCACGTTTTCAATAGTAATGGTGTCACCGACTACGAATTGATCGGCGTTTTCATAAATGTAAATGCGGCCTGTAGTGCCGGTAGCTTCAATGGCATACACCGACTGTGTATTGAACCAGAGCTTTGATTTAACAATGTTTTCTGCCGCTTGGCAAACTTCTTCAACTACTGCTGAGGTGTATAGAGCTCCAATGCCTAGCGCAGAGCGTAATTCCGCTTCGGTGACGTATGTGGCTGGCATCTCTATCCTCTCTTTATGTTAGCCCCGGCGCAAGGGCTGTGCGCCGGGGTAACTTTGTAACTACTAGGCTGCTTGGTTTAGACCGAATGCGCCAGCTGCGACCTTAGTTGCGATTGCGCCGTATCCGTAGTAGCCAACTTCAATCTTGCCTGTTCCGACCTTCTCAGCGCGGAGTTGTAGGCGTGGTGATTCGTACCATGTGTAAGCATCGCGGTTTACAACGATGATCGAATCATCTGCTGTTCCGGTCATGGTGTAATCAACGTATAGAGGCAATCCAAGAAGTGTTCCACGGATTGAATCTGGTGACAACGCTCCACCTGCGTTTTGTGGCGCAGCTGCGTTGAAAATTGGGCGGTTCTGTGAATCTACAAGGCCGGTGATTGCTGACCATTGTGCAGGTGATACGAGAACGCCAGTAGCAAACTTGAATGTATTGGAGTAAATAGATTCGCCAGCACGTGCGATGAATGCA